ATTATTCAATCAGCACGATGCCATATCACGTAATATTGTAAGTAACTATTTCAAATCTATAGGAATACACCTCATAGATAATCCAGATGTGTATGGTATAGATCTAATCACACCTAATTACAGTATAGGAGTTGAAGTGGAACATAATTTATTCTGGACTAGTAATCTGAATAGAAGCTATATTAATGTATTCAAACGTAAAGGTAAGTACTTCATTAATAAAGCATACCAATCATGCATAGTATTTCTAGATAGCCCACTGAAGACCATGCTAATATTAAACGGTGAGCACATAATCAATGCCATTAATAGTAATAATCACACTAATACACCACTATTAAATCACAATAACGGAGAAACTGAGATGGATTCGGTATATAGAATTGATATTAATTTAGGTAAGTATATCAAATTATAATTAATATACTTCTTTACAATCTAATAAAAACGTATATAATACTAGTATGAAAGTAAATAAAAAGAACATCGGTAGGAAATATTGCACCGTGCAAATATCAAATAAATACGACATAATCATGTATCATGACGGTAAGCCATACGGAAACCTAGTATGGCTTGAACTGGTGAACAGAATGGATAATGAAATTATAATGCATATTGTGGCAGATATTTCAATTGAGGAGGCTCAACCTAGCAATATAAATTATCGGATTTTCACTGAATTCAAAAATGTTCTGAGTGCAAGTGCCAAGGGTGCCAAAGGAAATAACAATGATTATTGGAACTTTCTATATAATGAGATAAATGACATATACGAACGTGGTAATTACGGTCATGTACATTTCCATCATAGGGAAAAGATTGATAAATTAATAAATAAGTAATAATACCATACAGCACATAGCTATCATCTATACTATAATCTTTAATTATTTAATACCCATTAATCAAAATAAGAAATCAATTACATAAGACCATAGAATGTAGTCATAACATGGCAATACACATCGTATAGTTAGTACTTATAGTGTTGATATTATCAATAGTAGGGAACGTATATGATGTGTATTTATTTTATATATTAACGTTATCGTTAATGTAATGACCCTACCCACCTTAGGAATTCTCTTTGGTGGATGGCATTGAACTAGCTAGTATTCCATACAGTATTACCTTTTTATATAACTTATAAGTAATTCTCATACGTAATTATACAATTATTAGATACTTACAGAAATTTATACATCCAAAATTATAAAAAGTATTAGACTTGACATTATAATTTTATAATTACAAAAATTTATACATCCAAAATTATAAAAAGTATTAGTCTTGACATTACGTACGTGACATAGATATTCATATTAGTGTAATTGATAAACATATCGTAATGTTATCAGCACTATACTATTAATATATATTACTTTACCATAGAAGTCAATTACTTACTTACTACGTGCTAGTAATAACCATATGATATACCATTCACTGTCTATCCACTCACTGTGCTTATTACTGTGTTTTATCATCATGACTGTGTATACTGCTTAGTATTAGATCTCTATTATCAGGATTATTAAGTTGTCTCTTAATGAAGTAGAGGTTTTTATTTAATTTACTATTTTTAATTTTTATTTTATCTGTACTAGTATATGGTGATAATGTAGATCGTATATATTTTCGAAATGCTGATATAGTTGGTTTATTATTAGTATAGTATGATAATGCTGAATGTATGTATTTATTATTACTATTATTTTGTTTGACCCCAAAGTTTCTTAATTCGTATAAATACTCAGGTGGAAGTTCCTTAGAATATTTCATTAATGGTATTAACTCATAGTAGTATCGTATCTGAGATGGTGAGAAGGGTGATAATAGATATAGTGATTGTAGTGTTAGTTTAGAATTATTAATCAGTAATAATTGTATATGTCGTACGATGGTGTATGTTAGATCATTATGATTATTATATAGTGATGATAGAGTGTTACTATTATTGTTTCTATTTTTAGTAGATTTGGCTTTTTTATTGTTTCTCATATATTTAACTTACTATGTTGTTATCTGATTTAGTGTTGTTGATGATGGGTATTGATATATCAGATGTGTTACTAGCTACGATAGATGATATTTGTGAATGTAGGGATGGGTTAGTGGTTTTAATTTGCTTTTTGATATTTTTATTTCATATTTATAAGATATGAGTGAAATATCAAGTAGTGTAGAAATTAAAGGGTTAAAGTATTATGAACAGGCAAGACCTGTCGGTGATACTCATCGTAGTATGAAAAGCTTATCAAAGATAGAAGGTATACCCGTGCAACATATTCGTATATGTAGAGATCTTAATTTTAACGGCTTTGAAAAAGATAACAGAATTCATTGGAGTATATTAAAACCACAATATGAATCTAATATTGAACTCATTAAGAAAATGGCAGAGGAAAGTGAACAGGATAAAGAAGATACTATTGGTGAACTAAAGAAGAGAAAGATTGAATTGGAATGCATACGAAAAGAATTGGATATATCTCAGATGAGAAAAGAGAATATACCAATTGCTGAAATTAATAAGTTTATGACGGTATTAGCATTACAATTAAATGGTGTATTGACGTCAAAAATAATTAAAGAATTACCACCATTGACCGTTGGTAAAAGTGAAGAAGAAATAAGATACATTTGTAAAGGTGCAATTAATGATGTCATTAGTATATTAAAAAAGAATATAGATGATTGGAATCCCGAGGTAAAAAAATGAAAGAAATAAGTAAAGAAAAATATAATGAGTTAATAAATACAACTGTAGATAGTTTTGGTATTAATACAGATAAAGATGTGTATTATATTAATACTCGTATAGTATCAGAACTACAGCCTCATGGTTATGGTTTAAGAAAAGTTGATGAGTTCCTATTGGTATATAAACTAATAGATAATAAATATATACTAAATACAATATATCAGAAAGACATCGGTGAATCTAATCATACTGCAATATCATTACATCTTGAACAATCATGAAAGAAACTACGTGGATTGATATTGCAATTAAGAGTTTCGGTGATAATCTATCATCGGTATATACAGGTACGTTGTATGATTGGGCTAAAGATAATGTTAATTTACCCACGGCATATGCCATACAAGGTTCATTTAATATTGATAATAGTCCTTATCTTAAGATGCCCATGGATTATCTATTAAAACCAATGATAAGACAAGTAAACTGTATTGCTGCAACACAAACGGGTAAGACTATGACTCGTGAATTAATGATACCTTATATCATATTATTGGAGCCGGGTCCAATTCTATGTCTAAATCAAAACGATGACGTTGCAAAACATATGACGGAGACTCGTTTAATTCCACTATTAAAAAATAATAAAAAGATCAATGCATTATTAGAAAATGATAGATTTCAGGCTCGTAAGAGTGGTATAGTATTTCCACATATGGCCATTAAATGTTGTGGTGGCAGTGAGAATAATCTACACAGTTTATCTATTAAATATCTGTTCATGGATGAAACATGGTTAATGGATGCAGGTGTTATTGCCAAAGCAAAAGCTCGTACGACAGCCTTTAATAATACAAAGAAGATATTCATTAGTTCTCAACCAGGAGTAGTCGGTGATGATACATCCAATGAAATAAATAAAAGTGAAGTATATGAATGGTTCTATAAATGTAAACACTGTTCAGCCATACAACCTTATGTATGGTATGGAGTTAAAGATGGTAAAAAATATGGAATGGTTTACGATAAAAAATTAAGAAAAGATGGTACATTTGATATGGATGGTACTGCTGAAAGTAGTAGATTAGTGTGTGCTAATTGTCATGGAGAGATAATTGATACATATGACAATCGTAGATATTTAAATGAAAATGGAACATATGTTAAAACAAAAGATGGTAACTCTGAAAACGTTACATTCATGTGGAGTGCATTTGTCAATCCTACAATATCATTTAAACAAATGACCATGCAATATCTTGAAAGTATCAATATATTTAAAAGAACGGGTAATGATGATACATATAAGTTATTTGTACAGCAAGTGCTTGGAAAAGAATGGGATAAGCAAGGTGTAATTGAAGCACCACGTATACTGAATTATGTAACGAAAAAAGATGAAACATGGGCTGATGAAACACATAGATTCATGAGTGTGGATTATCAAAAGATCAATGGTGTAAGATATTATGTTATAAGAGCATGGAGTAATAAAACTAATGAAAGTAGATTATTAAAGAGAGGTTATGTTACGAACTGGGAAGAAATAGCAGAACTGGCTAAAGAATATAAATTACCACCATATTGTATTGGTGTAGACAGTGGATATCAAGCTACAGAGGTATATGCAGCTAGTATTCAACATGGACAATTAATGGTAGTGGGTAAAAATAGAATATATGCTACATGGTTATGTTTCAAAGGTAACGATAAAGTAGCATACAAACATAAAGATGAATCATATAAGTACTATTCACAGGAAGTCAAAGGTGATCCTAATTTTGGTTATGGTCATAAATTCAAAGGTATAAATGCAAGATTATATCTATGGGCCGGTGATAGTATCAAGACTATATTAGCTAATTTACGTGATAATAAGATTGAATCTTACAGATGGATGGCTGATGTATCCGATAAAGTTTATATAGAACAAATGCACAGTGAAGTTTTAAAAGACTTTATTGATATGAAAACGAATACAACAAAGCAAAAGTTTGTTAAAATCAATGAAAATAACCATTATTGGGATTGTGAATGTATGAATTTAACGATGGCTATCATGGCAGGAGCATATAATACAGGTCAAATTGAAAAACCCATAGAATTAGACACCATCTGAAATATTAGAAAGTCAACTTAATTTATATATGAGCAAAAATAATATTACCCGTGGGATGCTATTTGATCCAATTATTGATACAGAATCGGCTATTTTAGCAATTAGGGCAGTAGCATTACAACTTGTATTGGAAGGAAAAACCATTCTCGAGTATAATGGTGAAGGAACAGAATATAAAAGAAAGTTTACATTACCCGTTGATCAAGTATTAGCAGAAAGTCGTTATTGTTTAAAGCAAATGAATCCTGCTAAATATGGACCTATTTCATCTACATCTCGTCCTTACTACGTTTAATTAATTATTTATCTATATGGCTACGAAGAAATCATCAAATAGAAAAGCATCAACTAAGGCAACGAAGATCGTTAATAATATTAATGTCACACTACCACCAAAGAAAAATGCCATGGGTCTATTACCAAATCCCATGTCATTTCAGAATGCAGGTAAGTTTCGTCCGAGATTCTATACATTATCTGGTAATGAAACGGGTATTGATAAACTCAGTCGTGAGCAGGTCGTACGTTTATCTCGTGAGTTATTTGCACAATTTCCCATATTTAATGTGGCAAGTGATGCTAAGGCTAATTTAGTTGTTGGTGATCATTGGGAGTTTAAATATACAGGTAAAGATTTAAAATTTAAAGAAGCTGCTGAATCATTTATAAATGATACGTGGTATAATAGATGCAATACAAGAGGTAGTACATATGATTTTAAGACTATTATACGTCTCATGAGCAAAACATTAGATATTGATGGTGATCTTGCCGTTATATTTACAAAAGATAATGAAGGTTGGCCTCTATTACAAGTTGTTAATACAGAAAGAATTACGAATAATGCTGATGGTGGAGATGCCGTTGAAGTTGATGGTAAATCATATTCATGTTATGACGGTGTATTATTTGATGAAAACATGAAACCATGTTACCTATCCATTGGTAATACAGTCGGTAATTTCATTGCACAAGGTACAGTATCTAATACTACGTACGTATCACTACGTAATGCTAAATTAATATTCTCCCCACAATATTTTGATAAATATAGAGGTTTACCAGCATTATATGCAGGTGTGTTATATGGTCTTTCTCTACAGGAATTAGATCAATATTTAATGGAAACATTGAAACTTGAATCTACTATTGCCGTATTAAACATCAATGATAGTGGTGAAGCACCTCAAGAATATAGTAATTTATTAGAGTCTATACAGGCTCAAGCTGCTGCTCAAGTTAATGGTCAAAGTAATATCATTGGTGGTATTCCAGGAACAGTACCATCACCAACGACACATGCTATTAATGTACAGCAAGGCAGTACGGAACGTTATATTAAAGAAGGTAATGATGTTAAATCATTTCGTAGTCAGAGACCATCAGAGGAAATTCAATCCTATATGAATAGAATTGAAACGGCTTTGTTATCGGCTATTGGTTATCCCCATCAATTAATATACAGTAGTGATAAAATAACGGGTCGTAGTGCTTATGCAATTACAGAAATGGTGAGAAAGAACGTGGTATCTCGTCAGCAATTACTATGTAAATATGCTAAGTTATTCGTGGCATGGGCATTAAGTAATGCTATTGAACTTGGTTACTTACCTAATACAGACGAAAATGTATATAATTGCACGGAATTTACAATGCCAGCACAATTCAGTATTGATTCTGGTTATGATAATAAGAATATGATTGAAAATTATAAGCTTGGATTAACATCACTTGGTAGTATTTCAGAAAGTCAAGGTATTGATTCTGAAAGAATTATGAATGAAAGAGTAAAAGAAACCAATAATCTGTTAAATGTGGTAGACCAATTGTCTGCACAACACAAAGACATGGATAAAAATGTGATATTAAACCTCATAACACAAAGAGGTAATAGTAGCTTCACCATATCATCTGTACCGGATGGTAATAACAATGAATAAAAAATAGACACTAAAATAAAAAGTATAGGAAAATATATATATGATCTCAAAATTTGATAACGATAACGATAAAAATATGTGGATGGTTTGCCCTCAAGCCATTGATAAGTACATGAAGGCTAAACTTCCTGGTTCTCCTGGAGTTCCTATTAAGAACGATGAGGAAGAAGCTAAGGCACCTTATCAGGATAAATCCGATGAAGACAGTGAGGAATCTGAGGAAGAGGAAAAGGGTAAGATGCCTAAGAAATCTGAAAAGATCCCTACCAAAAAGAAATCACCATATCAAGATGAAGATAGTGAAGATAGTGAAGCAGAGGAAGAGGAATCTGCTGAAGAAGCTGAAGAAGAAGAAAAAGGTAAATCACCTAAAAAGAAAGCTGTTTATAACGATAAGAAAAAAGGTGTGCCTTATAAATCCGATGAAGATGGTGAAGAAGAATCTGCTGAGGAAGCAGAGGAAGAAGAAGCCATTGCCGATAATAAAGTTGATGAAGATTATTCTGAAGAGTATTCTAAAGGATATGATTGTGGTTATTTAAGTGGTTATGACAAAGGTTATTTAGCTGCTGGTGGTAAGAAAGTTGGAGATAGTAAGCCTGTCTCTGATGAAGGTAAAAACAATGCTGCTGAGGAAGAATCTGCTGCTGAAGAAGCTGAAGAGGAAACCGTTAAGAAAGCACCTGTTAAATCTTCTAAAAAAAAAGTAGAAGACTCCCAGTAAAAAGAGAAGCATCAACATCTAGAAAGATGTATGGTGTTAATGATGAGTTTGATCCATCGTCTATTTCTTGTATGTACAAGGTAGACGATGTTTCTATTATAAGAGTTCAAGGTGTACTTGCTAAAGGTGTTGGTGATAATGATGAAGGTATGATTGATGTTGAGATCATAACGGATGAATTAACAGCAGCCATGAATGATGATAGTATTAAAACTATTATATTTGATTTTGATTCTCCCGGTGGACAAGTAACGGGTATTGAAGAACTCGGTAACTACATTTTAGAATGTGGTAAAAACAAACCTATACTAGCTTACTGTGATACATTATGTGGTAGTGCTGCATATTGGTTAGCATCGTGCTGTAATGGTTTTGCTGCCACACCAAGTAGTGAAATTGGATCTATCGGTGTATTCTCTTTAATAGAAGATCATTCTGAAAGATTAAAAAGAGAAGGTATCAAGGTCAATGCATTTTTCGGTGGATTATATAAACTTCTTGGTATGCCCTTCAAAGAAATGACAGAAGTTGAAAAGAAATGGGTTGATGACGGTGTACAAGAGCAGTATGCTAAGTTTAAAAATACTGTATCTACTAATCGTGGTGGTGTGAAAGATGAGAATATGCAAGGACAAGTGTTCGGTGCTAAACAAGCATTGGAAGCTAATCTCATTGATTGTATCGTACAAGATTTAGATGAGTATTTGAAAATGATTAAATAATAGACACTATTTTAAATTGTATATGAGTATCTTAAACGTATTTAAAAAAGGCAGTGAAATCAAAGCATTACAGGAATCTTTGAACACTGCAATCAATGCACAAAGTCTTGCTGAAAGAGACTTAAATGATGCACAAGATGTCATTGAAAAATTTATGGTTGAAAAAAGAAGTCTTCTTGCTAAAATAAGTCTTCTTGAAGAAAAAACCAAAGTGACTGCAAAAGTCATTAACAATAGAGTTAACACTGAGTTAGCCAACATAGGGGTTAGTGTTAACACAATACCTGAACCAACCCCTAAAGAATTTCTATCTCCTGATGCTGCATTATCTCAGTATGAGAAAATGGCAATGGGAGCCGAAAAAACAGCTTTTTATAACAAAAATGAAAAGCTAATATTAGCTGCAATTAGTAAGCAACATAATCAGGAAAGTATGTTGAAACCAATGAATGTTAATAAAATCAATCTCTAATAGTTAAAACAAATATATAAAATATGCAAGCCAATTCACTAAGTGGTTTTCTTCAAGTGTATGCACAAGAAAGCCTTAAACAATTCATTGCCAAAGCACCATTATTTAATGCTTGGTCTACCGACTTCTCTCCTACCGTTGCCGACGGTGGTTTGAGTGTCACTACACGTTTAGCAACGACTCCGTTGACTGCTAATCGTACCGATATCAATGGTTATACTTCACAAGCAGCTTCTGCTAGTGCCGTTACCATTACTCTTTTACAGAAAGACGTTACTCATGCTTTTTCAGAATTGCAATGGGCAACAGCAACTCCTCAGGTGTTGTTAAATACATTTTTGCCAGGACAAATTGACTCTTTGGTTAACACCATTGCCGTTGATGTTATGTCTAACATTAATACAGGTTCGGGTTTTGCAACCACTACTGGTTACATTACTACTTCCTCTATTGGTACTAATGCTCAATCATTAAACTTCAACAGTGCTTCGTATTTAGCTACTGTTTTAGACAAACAATTCGTACCTCGTTCTGATAGAACTTTGATTCTCTGCCCTGATTCTCACTATGGTTTGATCGGTGCATTGAATCCATATTTAACCTATGGTTCTACCTCTGCAATTCAAGAATTCCAAGCAAATCGTGTTGCTGGTTTTGCTGAATATGTATATGCAGGATTGAAAGATTCTCCTTATAACGTTCAGTCTAATTCTGGATTCCCCAACCTCTTCGGTATTGCAACACATAAACAAGGTTTTGCAATGGCTATGAGAGCACCCGTTGAAGTTAATAACAGTGTTGTTCAGGCTACTACTGTATCCGAACCAAGTTCTGGTGTTAGTATTCAGGCTCGTATTAGTTATTTACAAGCTACGGGTCAATGGCAAGTAAGTACCACGGCTATCTATGGTACGGCACTAGGTAATCCTAATGCAATCGTTGTGTTGACGTAATTTTAAATAAATAGTTAGTCAGAATAACCCCAAGGTTTAATTATCTTGGGGTTATTTTTTTATTTATTGTTAGACACTATTCTTATTATTATATGAGTTTAAGTAGTTTGCAAAAAGACACGATTAATGCTCTATTATATATGGAGAATGATGTACCTAATACCATTACTATCAGTGGTAGTTCATATCCTGCCGTCGTTAGTCTTGCCATGCAAGAAAAGCAACTTGGTATTGGTGGTTATACCGTTGACACAACTGCTAATATAACGGTACGTCTGGTTAATGCAGATAGTTCATCGTTATTTACGACGATGCCTACGACTCAACAACTCGTTACATATAACGGTATTACATATCGTATATTACAGATAAGAACGGCTCCTCAAGGTACACATATGAGATTAGTTGCCATTAATCAAAACAGAGGTATATGATATGGCTACATCCTTTCATATTAAGAATAAAAAACAATTGTTTGATGACCTTGATATTTTTGAAAAAGAAATAAATGAATTAAATACAGATGTAATAAATGCCGTTGTATTACAGATTGCACAAAATAGTAATGCTATAACGTTAAAGAGTACGGAAGCAAAGATCGTAGCTGATATGAATAAACCATCAATGAGTGGTGGTACTCTTGGTGAGGCATTAGTTAATTCTAAGAGAAAGAGTAATGGATTAAGTAAACTTAAAGGACCACCATTACATGAAGCCGTAGAGAAGTTAATAGCAGCTAAAATATTCAGTATTACATATTTAAAATCAGGATGGATGCCATCCATTAAATACCTTGATAAACTTTTAAAAAGAAGTAAGTATTATAGTATTATTAAAAGATATCAATTTGAAATTGATCCATTAACGAAAAATGTAGGTACCGATAAAGGTGATGTAGTATATGCTAAAGTTAATGCTACAAGTAAATATGCAATGGCTATTAATACGACGGGTGATGGTGATTCCAAAGCACAAGCACAAAACGTATTAATGCAAGGTGTACAAGAAGCATATAAAGATGTTAATTCTCAATGGAAGAAATTCTCAGAACTTATATATGGTAAGTTATTAGATAAATACAAGTAAGATTAGACACCATTGATAATATCAGGAAATCAATAAAAAAATATGGCAACCAATTCATTCGTAATTAACGGTTTAGTTGTTTTAACGAACAATAATATTAAATCTCAAGGTGTACTTACCGATACAGTATATCTTACGTCATCTAATAATTTAGCATCTACATTGGCTATTACCAGTAGTGCATGGACATTGATTAATCAAGGTACGGCAACTAATCTAAGATATTTGTTTCTTAGTAATCCTAATGCTTCTGCATCCGTATTAATATGTCAGAATACATCCAGTATACAATATAATACAATATTAGCACCATCCGATACAGCATTATTACCATACTCTGGATCGGTAACTCTATATGGAAAAAGTACTTATAACGAAGTTAGTGGCAGCTATTTACAATATATATCTTGCCAATCATAATATTATATGCCACTACCTACAGGATCATATGTTCCTATTAATTTTGCTTTGGAAAGCAGTTTTGTTACCTTTCTCAATAGCAGTAGTATGAATCCAAGCAGTAGCTTGAGTGGCAGTTCATTTCCTATTTATACTGGTATTAATAACCAAATTAAATCGGCACCATTATGTACGGTAAACGTGGTGGATGCAAGAGAAACATACTATCAAACAAATGTATTTGATGCTACCGTTGAAGTTAAAGTATTAGAAATGGCATATGATACATCAACGACCAATTTAAGTCAATATGCAATGCAAATATTCAGTGCTATTTATCAAATTCCTGGTTATAACATAACGAGTCAGTGGAATAATAGTACATTTAATTTCGTGGCATTTCAAGTACAAACACTTGATAATACATGTAAATTTATTGAGGATGCATTGGAGAACTGTACTACATTTCGTGTGATATGTAGTTTAAATACAAATTAATAGACACTATTCAAAATAATATAAGGAAATAATATAATATGTCAGCCGGAGCAACACAGTATCATGCCTCATCAGGGGTAAATCTAAGATGGGGATTAGGATCCTCAGCAATAACCGTAACTAATGCCACGGGCACATTTCAATCTATTGATTACGACGAAAACGTTGAAAAGAATGAAATTCGTGATCAAAGAGGCACGATGGCAGCAGTCGTGTTTTACAATCCTACGGCAACAGCAACCATTGAGTATATCGTAAGTGATGGTTCAGCAGTCAATGGATCAGCTACTATTACGAAACCCGATCAAGGAACTAATGTAACTGTTACGGCTGCAAGTGGTGACAATGTTGCATCAACTAATTGGTTAGTAGAATCTACGACCCAAAAAGAAATGAACACGGATGCTGTTAAGGTAACACTTAAACTCATACGTTACTTGAACATTTTAAGCTAATTTTTAACATAAAGGAAATAATATAATATGTCAGCCGGAGCAACACAGTATCATGCCTCATCAGGAGTAAATCTAAGATGGGGATTAGGCTCTTCAACGGTAACCGTAACGGGTGCTTCTGGATCATTTCAGAGCATTGATTACGACGAAAATGTAGAGAAGAATGAAATAAGAAATCAAAGTGGTAGTGTAGCTGCCGTGATATTCTATAATCCTACGGCAACGGCTACGATTGAGTATGTCGTTAGTGATTCTAGTGCCGTTAATGGTTCTGCTGTAATCAGTAAACCTGATCAAGGTACGAACGTAACGGTTTCTGTAGCTTCTGGTGATGCCGTTGCATCTACAAACTGGCTCGTAGAATCCACTACACAGAAAGAAATGAACACGGATGCAACTAAAGTAACGTTAAAGTTAATAAGATATCTCAATATATTAAGTTAATTTATTTAATTAATATAAAAATTAAAGGACTGATTTATTAGATCAGTCCTTTTTTATTGCATTTTGATATTTTATATTACTATTTATTATTATCAGCCGGAGCAACAGTGATTTTGATATTCGTATGAGAACGATATCGTCACTATATATGCATTATACCATAGTAATTAAGAAAGTCAACATAAAAATTTAAAAAAATGTCAAATCCATATACATTATATTATTATCCTGAGGCAATATTACCAAAGAAATTCATTGTTTGTAGTATTGAATTGAAACCATTCTGCCTCGGTCATTTATTACTATTAGAGAGAATAGATAGTCCTTTAATAAATTCAGACGTCGTAAACATTGATATTAAGACGGGACTATTAGATTACTTTAAAGCATTAACTATATGTTCCCTATCATATGAAGATGGATTAGCAGTTCTAAATGATGATAATGAAGCAAAAGATATCATCAGTTCAATAAAAGAAGTTATTGATGCCGACATGGAGATTGAAGGAGAAGATTGGAACATATATACTAAAGTTAATCAATTCCGAGACTATATGACATATTTCTTTAATATGCCTATATACAGCATTGAACAGAAACAAAATCAAACACCCACAGGTTTAGATTGGAAAATTGGTGTATGGCAAATATTTAAAAAAATGGGATATAGTGAAACAGAAATACTTAATATGAATTTAAGAAGATTGTTTTTTGAGTGGTGTCAAAATGCAGAAACAGAAGGTGCCATTAAAGTTGTTAATAGTAGTATTAGAAATAAAGCCCAAGTTAATGTCATAAATGAACCTTACGTTCCTTCTCCTGAATGATTTTAGACACTACCCCTATTATAAGATATAAATATATAAAATTATGCCAAAATTAGGAGTAAGCATTGAAAGTAGATTGGACCGATCACAGTTTAAAAAAGACGTTGCCGATCTAAAATCAGACATTAATAGTATTGAATCAAAACTAGGTAATGCAACGAGAGCATCTGATAATTTCGGTAAAGCATTGTCCGATGCTATTCCCGTTGCATTAATTGAACAGGCCATACAAAGAACTGGTGAATGGGCCGTTAACCTTCAACGTTCAGCAGAACAAGTACGAGCAACAACCACGGACTATCAAATATTAAAAACATTATTTGAACGTACACATCTTGATGAAGGTAACATAAAGAATTTCTTTGATAAGTTAAATGCTGCTGCAACAGAAGCTGTAAGTGGTAATATGGAATTAGCTGCTAGTTTTGCAAGATTGGGTGTTCAATTAAAAGATTTAAAAACATTAGGAACAAGTGGTATTTTTGAAAAAATAATGGGTAAAGGTTCCTCTTTATCTACACAAGGTCTTGCCATTGAGAAAGTATTTGGTAAAGAATCCATAACAGATGTACAAAACTTAGCCGTACAATTTACAGGTGGTAAAGCAGGTAATAACGTTGGTGGAAGTTTAAAAAACTATGCTGAAAATGTTGGTGTAGGTGTACCAACAGTAAATGCACAGGATGTACAGAGTATGGCTGATAGTTGGAGTAATTTTGTTCTTCATATGAAAGAATTAGGATCGGCTTTATCACCCATTGCAACATTAGTATTAAATATTGTAAATGGTCTTGCTGCAATGTTAAGTGGTGTCATCAACACAATAAAAGGAATAGGAGACGATGTTATACATGGTAATTGGTTTAAATTAGCAGGTAGAATAGGAGGTATGGGAGCAGGCATTGCCAAAACAGCCACTTTCGGAATGGCCGATAAATATATTGATAAATACATTGGTGACTCGTATAAAACTTTAGGATTAAGTAATGCTGATGTTAGAGCTGCACAAGGAGCAGGTGCAGCAGTTTTAACGGGAATAGTTGGAGGAACATCTGCTCCTGGAAATTTAGTTGCATCGGGATTGGAAAAAGTTGGAATGGAATCATTGGGTGGAGCCGTACGTGGTGCTACGGCTGGACAAAACGGTATTTTATCTAAATTAACCAAGAGTGGTTACGAAGGTGCATTAGATAAAACAGTATTATCATCGGAAAAAAGTATCCTATCGGCTTTGGACAGTATTGGTGTTCAATATGATACTGTTGAAGGTACATTTTTAAAAAATGGTAATGCTTTATCAGATGAAACTGTAAAGAGACTGTTATCAAAGAAATATAGTATTGATTATGTTGCTGCCGGTACTGGTTATGTAGGTATAGCAGCCATGGCAAGTAACGTCAATAAAAGTGATGTTAATGATATTCTACATCCTGAATATCCTCCTACTAATAGAGGATTAGGTCAATTTGGTTTTGGAACAATGGGTAATATAGGTGCAGGTGGTCCTAATTTAAGTTTTGGTGGTGTATATGGAGCAGATATTCAATCACGTCTATTAGTATTAAATGAACAAATGGTTAATTTATTAACACAAATTGTATATAATACTGGTGGTAAACAAGGTGTAAATATCGGAGTTATCAATCAACCATTAGCAATGCATTAAAACAAATAAAAAAATATGAGTATAAACAGTCTAAAATATAGAGGTAATCTTGGTAGTGAGTTGGCAATGGATCCGTCAACTAGTAACTATACAATAGTTGATCCATTTGTTGGTGCAATATCACCGAATAAAGGATTAACATTACCAAATGCAAGTACTATAATTTTAGTGAGTCGTAAAACTAATTTTGCACCAAACACATTAGGTACAACCACGAAAGTGTACACATCACCAAACGTATCAGATATTCAAAATTTAGCAAACTTCTATGCTGACTTTGGATGTAGTTATGAAATCACAACGGGTCCTATATTTACGATTACGATTACCGTTCCTTTCGATGAAATATCTGAACAAGATTATTATATTAATCAATCTGTATTGGAAAATTGGGAAATAGTACCAACGGCCGGACAAAAACCATTGGCAAGTAGTAATTGGTATAATAATCCATCAGTATCTTTAAATGCTTCTAATAATATGTATGCCTTTCCTGATCCTGTTAAAGCTGCAATATATTATGCTTATAACAATCAGGCTTCTACAATTATCATTCCACCATCAGGTAGTGTAAGCTATGCAGGTTATTTACCGTTTGCACAGCAAGTATTAAGTATGATGAGAGCAGGTATTACACATACCCCATCGTGGACACAAACACTAAAAAGAAGTGCCGTCATAGATTTAAATAATAGTAATAATAGTTTTAATACGGCTGGTGATGTCAGTTTTAAAAATAATGTAGCAAATCTAAATAGAAACACTATATTATCTCAAACTGAAATGGTTAAAAATTATACCATACCAAAAGTAGTTCAAAATTTAATGTATCCATCATATAGTAAAATATTAAGTGTTGTAAGTTCAACGTCGGGTGTTCAACAGGATAGTGGAGCAAGTGTTATTGTAACGGCAGGATATATGGTTCAACCCGTTACATATCAATATATAACGAAAAACAAAATACAGTTAGCACAAAACTTCGTATGGGATGAATGGGTAGCAGGATTATATTATGTACCAGGATACTATTCTAATTATCCTGTTATTGCACCGACAGCATTTTAATTTATGAATTATCTACAGAGACCGTCAGTTCCTTTGGACGATCCAAATAGTTCTGTATTCACCAGTATGGCTAATACTATGAATCAGAACAGTATGGGTATGGGTGGTAATGTCGGTCAATATGGTAGTAATGCAGGTACTACATTTAGTATACCCATTAATCAATTACCAAATAGAATGAATTATGCAGGGGTATATAACGAAAATACTGCATATAACATTAATGATGTTGTGTTCGTTGATCCAAATATATCAAGTTATAGTGCTTCTTTTTATGGCAGTAGCAGTTATGGTAGTGCAAGTTTATGTCCAGGTTTGTTTGTAGCTATAAAATCAGTACCACCCATATCACAAGATAGTAGTTATTTTCTCAGTACCGTTGCATCATCTTATGCTGCTGCTGGTGTTCCTTTAACATCACAAACGGCAAATGCATATCAATGGTTACAATATAATGTATATTATCCTATATATCCCGTTATACCATCATCTTATGTAAGAACTGTTACGGATGGTAGTGGATATGTCATTACATGTAATCAACAATATTGGGCACCATTAATGCCTATGATTAATGTATCTATATGTTCTAATAATACTATATTAAACAGTTGGATTGGTGGATGTGTCAGTGGTAGTTTTAACAGTGCAAATTTACCGAAACATTAATTTATGGATTACCGACAAACTCCGTGCTCTGCTAATGCAACTAAAGTAAAATATTGGTTGGGTGGTTGTAATAGTCAACAAATGAAGACTAATGTAACGGCCATACCTGTATATGTAAATACTACAAGTCCCTTACCCGTTCCTACATATGGTACGGCTGTCGGAGGATATTGTGATTGTAATCCAGGATACACACCTATTGGTAGTGGTAGTAATTGGAGTTATGGATTATGGCAAGGTAACGTAAAAGATTTAAGTACTGTACAAACATTTGGGTACGGTAGTCCATCTACCAGAAATGTAGGTCATTGTAAGAATTATGGTTTTAAAAACGTAGCTGCAAGAAAATGGTGGCATGGTTGTTTTAATTATACAAGTTTAGATGCATGTGCACCGACAGCATCTGTATCGGCTGATACTACTAAATATTTAACGGAAACACAAACATTCTCTGTCAATAACCAAGTTAAAACTTATATAAGTCCATGTGGTGCTGGTGGACCATATCTCGGTGTCAAAACAACACGAACGGGTGGAAGAACAGCAGTATCTTCTGTTGATCCAAATACAGGAATAATGAGTTATAGTAGTGGTGATCCCGTATCTACAATACAAACTACGTTTTATAATAGTGCTGGTGGAGCAACTGCACAATTTACAACAACGGCAAGTTGTGATAGAGGTTGTATTGGTGGTATTTTAGATGTTACAGGTGCAGGTGGTAATACTTTACTTGGATATGATCCACATTGCTATGGTGATCCATGGAGTCCTACGAATGAAGCTGATGATTGGAACAATACGATCGTAGCTGCTTTTGGTAGTGGTGTAATGCCTACGGTAACAGCCGTTACACAAAATCAAAGTGGATGGACCATGACATTAAGTTATAGTGGTGCAGCAGCAGGTGTATATAGTATCAATGCAAATAGTACCGTAACAGCAACGAGAAGTGGTGGTAGTTATAGTATTGAAAAACATGCAACATGTGATATATATGTCACGACGGATTGTGGTAGTGGACCATTTACATATTTATCTGGTGCATACAGTATTAATGAAACGTTAACATCAGCATTAAGTAATACAAATACAGGTGCCAGTGTCATTAGTGATTTAAAAGGATTATTAGGTACATGGGATTTAACGAATAATGCTCAATATCCATGGAGACAAGATAATTATACGGGTTATGCACCGTTAGTGGCACGTAGAGGTGTTGATCTTAATACAACTATTAAACCTTCACATCCATGTCCAAGTGTTGACGATAAAACATCTCCAATAGCTGATAGTAATGGTTATACATATCCTAATCCATCATGGACTCCTACATACAGTCAAAGATCATGGTTTGATACTAATGGTTATCAATGGACACCTGATCCTTCCTCTGGTAATTTATTATCAAGTGGTGTATATAGTTTTAATTTTGATGGTAAAATAATTGGTGCACCATTTTCTGGTAGTAATGTAAGTGCAAGTAATAGTGGTAGTATATGTGCAGGATTCTTTGATTGGTATTTTAAAGATTGGAGATTTTGTCCTACACCAGGAGGATGTTCAGGACCAACATACGAGCAATATTTATATGAAACGGGTTGTGATATAACAGAAGCTCAAATATACACATGTGGTGGAACTGCTGGAGTACAATATTATAGTTTTCTACCGTTAGACAGTACACATTGGATTAATAATCTACAGGCTAATTATATACCACGTGGAGCCAGTGTTCAAGATATCAATGGTGAAATCATTGCAGTTAAATGGGCCGAAACAAGAATACCAATAAAGAGTTATAATTTTGCAAGACCTTGTGGTAGTGATAGAGTATTAATTGATGAACCTAATGCTTGTAACTTTGTCGGTGAACTATTAATGGATGGTCCATTAAGTGGTGTGGGTGGCACAATATTACTATGTCAAACAGATGGATATGATGGTATATATACAGGATGTAGTCAGACAGCAGCAGGTGGTGGTAACTATAATTTAATAACGGGTAGTAAAATAGCAAATTTACCAAGTGACTATAATCATTATGGAACATACAACAGTGGTACGGGTGATAGCTACGGACTCGTTGGTAAAGTAAGATTTCCAAATTGTCCACCGATATGTGGCCGTGATAACATATATGTTAGTGCTACGGGTAGTCATACACTTGTTACGTTTAGTGATCCCCAAACTAATTTAAGAAGTGGTGATAGTATTGATTTATACGATCTTAGTATGACATCAACATCTGCTGCAAATATCGTTACACGTATTGATGATAGCAATTTCGTAATAACACCATCATATAGTGGTGGCATAATAAACTCTGTATATGCTAGTAGTACGGGTGCACCTGATTATCATTGGAATGATAGTAATCCAAAATATGAATTTAGATATCAGTCATGGTATAGTAATGGACGTGGTACATTTACACCATATGGATGTACTAGTAGTTGTTTATCATATAGTCCGTGTGCCGAACAAGTCGTATGTATCTCCCCAAATAGTGAAAGCTTTGCCAATGGTAAAACATATTGGATGAATAATGATGTGGCCATTGATGATCCATTTGGTGCTATAGCTCAAGCCAATTCTGAGTTATATATGGTTGATCCATTATATCAACATCCTAAGACTCCAAGCAGTATAGCTGGTCAACCAAGTGTTGTACAAATTGATGACGGCACATGTTTAAATGATTATTATAATGGTGGTGGAGGACTCGTTAATATTTTTCCTCCAATTCCTTATGTTGAACCATCATGTGCTCCAACGGGTAGTGCTCCATCATTACCAAGTGGTGTTAGTTGGCCAACTATGAGTCCACCACAACAACCTGGAAATCTAGGTTATAGTTATAGTATAATAGAGGAACCATGGACGGTATATAATAATATGGAAAGTAATTGTACTAGTAGTTGTCGTTTTTATTCTTTTTATTATGGATGTTAGGTCATGGTTATCATATAAATTAAATTAACATATGGGATGTAATTGTAATAAAGATAAGGGATTAACGGAAACAATAATACATGGTGCAGTAGGTTTAACAAAAGCTGCATTACATATTGATCAGGCTAATCATGATATTGTTATTCACAGACGTAAGATATGTAAGGCTTGTGAATATCATTCCAACCATTTCTGTAAGGAATGTGGATGCCTAATAGCTGCCAAAACTACACTAAGTAAGGAAAAATGTCCTAAAAGTTATTGGTAAAATATATTAAATAAATATGTATTTATATAAACCTTATTACTATTTATTATTAATAGTGTTCCTCATATCCTCATATTGATTCACACTATTCTTACGGTCAGTTTGTTTGTGGAGTAGTACACCACACCATAAATGAGAGTTATTCACTCATTTATTTTTGTTTAAAGTGGGTATAATTTAAAAGTTATACCCACTTTTTTATTAATTAGACACCATTTTGTATATTATATGGCAACAGTGTGATTTTGATAAACGTATATAAACGTTATCATCACGGGTAATACTATATCATAGGAAAATAGATAAGTCAATAATAATTTAAAAACATGGCTATAGTCAATTTCAATTTCTCAGATAGCACGGGGCAAGCTTATAATGGTAACTTGACGGTTACTCCCATAAGTATTACAAGTGGTAATAACGTTATATATGTCGGTGATAGTGTGACTAATCCAATCACTAATGGTGGTAACATATCGTTATCGTTAACGGCAAATACATATTTAGTTGGAATACTGGCTAATTTAAGTAAAACTGAGTTCTTCATAGCTGTTCCAACGGGTAGTGCAGCATATAGTGCCAGTGCTTTAGTAATACCTACTACTGGATCAATTTATTAATTTATATAACAATTTTAAATATGACAAATGTAACATTTTCCTTGGTCAATTGTTTATCAAATAACTTCTATAGTAAAGTATTTGTAACTCCAATGAATTCTCCCATTGTATACAGTGGAAGTATCATTGTTGGTGATACCATTAACTTTCTATTGACCACTCAAAATCCAACGAATACTTTATCGTTAGTTCCAAACAGTTATTTGGTGAGAGCAATAGGACAATATGTTAATAATGAGTTTTATATCATTGTACCTGAATTAAATGGTGGTAGTATCAATGCAAGTTCTATTATAACGGGTAGTGTACCTGTTAATACATTACTTACGATGAGTTTTGCCGTTAGTAGTGCATATGCTAATACATCATCTTATGTTATTGGTGGTGGATTAACAATCGGTGCAACATATTCAATTACAAGTAGTTGGGCAAATAAAGTAATATCGGCAAGTTATGCTCCAAGTTCATATATACTACCAAGTAGTATTACGGCATCATTCAGTGGATCTTTAACGGGTGTGTTGATTGGAACAGCCTCTTGGTCATCTAACAGTTTAACAGCATCGTATATAACAAGTAGCAATGTTTTTGGAACAGTCACAAGTTCATCGTATTCACTAAGTTCATCATATGCTCCAACAATAATTCCTAGCTCTATAACAGCATCTTTTTCTGGCAGTCTGGTTGGAACGAGCAGTTGGTCTACTAATGCTTTGACGGCTTCGTTATTATTGGGATCTGCTGTTACTAGTAGTTATGCTTTAACTGCTTCATATGCAAGTAATGGAGGAAGTGGAGGAACATCCTTAACAACGGGATCAACATATCCAATTACATCTAGCTGGGCTAATAATACAGTAAGTTCATCATATTCAATTTCAGCATCATATGCTCTAGGAAGCAATGGTGTTACAGGTGGAACTACTAATTATATACCACTATGGAATGGTAGTACAACAATAACATCATCTAACATTTATTACAGTGGTAGTACATTAGGCATTAATCAGATAATCACAAGTAGTTACATCGTAGATACATTAAGTAGTGCATCACTCGGTGGCTTACGTATTACAATTAATAATAGTAACAGTAATTTAGCTACGAGTAGTATAGCTGGAATAGTACTTAAAAATACCAATGGTAGTTTACAATCTCATTTAACATTTACTAATAATACCGATCAAGTAATGGGTGGCATAATGAGTGACTTTCAAGGTAATTTTAAATGGTTTGCCAAGGGTAGCCAAGCACATCAATTCTATACCACGATTGCTGCAACTGATACAAATACAAAAGCCATAAGTAACAATGGATTTTATTTTGACAATCAAGGCCACAATGGTAATGTAGGTACATATCCATTTCATATTAAGAATACAGCCGTGGATAAATGGTGGGTAGATATTAATGGTAATATATTTCTACAAGGACAATTAATTAATAGTTCTAATTTCATTGGAGCTAATGCTAATATTGTAGGTACAGGAGCAGGAACATTTGGTGGTGGTAACGTATTCTCAGCAGCACAAGTTACTAACTGTAATATGTTTGGTTATCAAGCATGTTCACAAGTTAACTATAGTTTAGCAGGAACTAACACATATACGGGTTCAAACTTTTTTGGATATCAAGCAGGTGCAGCACTACAGAGTGCCAACTATAACTATTCTGCTAATAGTAATTTCATTGGATATCAAGCTGGTGCCACACCTTCTAGTGCTGGTACAAGTACAACGACACATTATAGTAACTTCTTCGGTTATCAAGCTGGTTATGGAGCACAAAGTGCATGTAATAGTATATTCATCGGTAAACAAGCTGGATATCTTGATACTGTGAACAATGGAGCTAACAATACCCCAAATGGTAACAGTAGTATAGCCATTGGTGATTACTCTGCTCCTAAAGGGTTTGCAAATAGTATTACAATTGGTAGAGCTACAGGTAACAGTGCCACGGCTCAAGCTAATATAGGGAATGTACTATGGATCAATGGTATTCAATCTACAGGTACGACAAGTGTTAACGTTGCTATTAGTAGTAGTAAGGTAGGTATAGGAACTAATACCCCTAATAGTTCTTTACAAGTTATTGGTAACGTTAGTGCAAGTAATTATACTGCAAGTGCAACAGGTATTGGTTTCTTAGGAACTTCTAGTTGGGCAAATAATAGTTTATCCTCTAGTTATTCGTTAACGGCAAGTTATGCTCCTAATACTTATGTGTTACCATCAACCATTACTGCTTCATTTAGTGGCAGTCTAACAGGTAGTGTACTTGGTAGTGCATCATATGCTACTACATCATCCTATATACTCAGTGCAAGCTATGCACCAACAATATTACCCTCATCGTATACATCAAGTTTCAGTGGTAGTTTGACGGGTAGTGTATACGGTACATCATCGTGGAGTGTTAACAGTGTAACATCCTCGTACAATTTAAATTCTATATCATCTAGCTTTGCAGCAACGGCATCCGTCATTCCCAATAAACAACAATTCGGTGCATGGGCCGTAGCATGGGATGGATCTCCAATGCTATCACAATCCTACAATATCACTAGCATAAGTAAATCTGCCGTGGGATCATACTATGTAACCATGTCTAGGGCACTAACACCACCTTACAGTGTAACGTTTAGTGGGTACAGTGGTAGTGGTGCTATACTTACGGGTAGCATAGCATCCATCTACAATACCCTTGCATCTAGCTTCTCCATGAGTGTTAGTAACAACGGTAATACAGCACTAGCAAACTTTAGTACGGCATCATTACATATAGTCTCTTTCTAATATAATATAAAAATAAATATATGATTACACCTACATCCGGCTCAATAACAGTTCCATCCATAACCTATGACGGTATATGGATATTAGATATACACATATCAGCACCATCACCAACGAGTGTGGTAAGCTGTGATATATCCGTATGTCCCTTCTCTTCTATCAGTGGAGATAAAGATATGAGTAGAGTTAAATTCATTCATATCAGTGACGTACTTGGATTAGAAGCTACAGATGCCAATGTAAATGCCGTCGTTACAAACATATATGCATATGTTCAGAATTATATTACGGCCAACTTATTATTTTAAATTATGATTAAAAATATTACAAATTTAATAAATTATAACGATACCTATAGTTTGACAATGGATAGTCACACCAAAAACTATTATAAATATATGGAAGTTGACGAAAACACGGAGGAACTCGTCAACACCATTATGAAGACTAAATATAGGTGGAAAAGATTAACGTGTAAGAACGATATCACCACTATTAATACATAGTATATCATATTATTTAAGAAAGTCAACTTAATTTTTATGGACGATCAGGAGACAAATCTATTTCACAGTATAACTAATAATGCACCACTCAGTGTTGGTATTACACACTGTGCATTTATAAGTGGGTTATTGACGTGGATCGGTGTATTAACTCCAATCATAGGTTTTATATCTGTCATTCTCGGATGTATTGTAGGATATTACTCCTTGAGAGTACAGTATCGTAAATGGAAAAATTTACAAACCCATCAACATGACAAAAAAAGAAAAGATTGAAATGGTAATGGTAGCTAAGTTATTGAAATGTATTGAAAATGACATGCAAGGATACATTGATGAACTATGTACATCCGATAATGAAGAACAATTAGAAGCACATGTATATCATCTCAATAAGCATTTCGGCATGGTATGGTCACATATTACACCATTTTTAAAAAAATATGAAGCTGAGTTAAAAGAAATTATTAAGTAACTTTAATATTTCTTTGCTCTCTATACGTGTTCATAATATTATTAAATCGTGCATTGTATTTACTCTGACTACTTTTACCCAATTTATTTGCATATAATTTAGAGAATATGTTCTTGTTCATTCGTGTTGAGCTTACTTTTTCTCCATGAAACGTACTATATAAATTCTTATTTACATTATCTTTGAAGTTGGGATCATCAATACACTCAATCATAAACTGCATTAACTTACGACGAACAGGATACTCACTGTCCATTCTACCAACTAAATACTGACGTAGATCAGAAAATAAAGTATTAAAATCATATTCTTCTTCATCTTCTTTGAAGATATCAGGATCAACATGACCAAACATATCTAATACATCTCTGACATTACCATCAACGTATTCAGCATCATTATTAGATAGTTCCGATACTAATGTATTATTTTTGATTAATTCATCTTCATTGATACTGCCATATATAAGATTACAGTTCATGACTTTATAGAAATAAGAAAAAGGATCACCTTTACTCTCATCATATAATCTTAAGGTTTGAAAGAAACGTAAGAACATGTTTTGCTTTATGGAGTTATAATCTTTACGACTGTCTCTGGAGTCATTATTAGCTCTGCCCATTTTTTTCCACATTAACATTTCTATAAATACTGTAAGTATAGGATGTAATTCCTCGTATATAGCTTCATCTCTACTCTCAATATATGAAATAACCAAAGCATTAAACTTCTTACGGTCAACATACTTACTATTAGATTTATCTGATGTATCGTTCATAACAATAAATAGTACGTAAATAAATAATTATTGTATTTTAATTATTTAAAATACTATTTATAGATATATGAATGAAATAAAATTAACTAACAATGTAATGGTAGCTGTAGATAAAGTCAAAGTCTATAAATCGAACCTTCAATGTGCCCACTGTGGTCATATACCAATCAATGATGCCTATATCGTAACGTACGATGAAAAAACCGTCAAATGTTTTTGTTCGGGATGTTTTAAGACTGTTAATGTGATATAACATTATGTCATATATAGAACGTAAAACCCACTCCAAATATCATCATGAAGCCATAGTGCATCACGATAATAGTGAGATCAAAGAAATAACACGTATGGATCAATTAAAACGTGGAACGGGATATGGTAAGGGCAGTGCTAGAAGAGATAATTTAAATGTATATCAACGTAACTATGATGATATATTTGGAAAGAAAAACAAAAAGAAAAAACATGAGTGATTATAAACCTATACACAAAGAAACATACGTTCCATTCGTATTTAACGAAGAAGAACAAACTGTAATAAGAGACTGTAACATAACGAAATTAATGGATTTTTTGTTTTATTACCTATTAACAGATAGAAATCCACGATTAAAAATTGCATTACTATGCTATGCTAGTGGATTTGACGTCGGTCGTATATTAGATTGTAGTAATACTCAGAGAGATATCAGTAAAAAATTAAATGTAAATCATAGACAGTTCAATGCCATGCTAAAAACTATTGAAATTGAATTCGGATTGAAAAATCACAATGTAGAAAAACCTAGTGATTTTAAAGAAACGTTAAAGAAAACGAATAAAGTTTAAAAATTATGAAAAATGTTATATGTAAATTATTATTATCAGTAATGTTAATATCTATCACGAATGGATGTGTATTGTTTCATAATCCACTGAAGGATTATAATAATATTGAAAAGAAACTATCTTCTATAGAAGATAAAGTGATTCTCAATAGTAACTCTATAAACAAGCAAGTAAGTGGTTATGTATATGCTTCTACACTATCATTGGATAATAATCCATATACTAACTCATACACAACCTTAGCCAAAGATTTAAATTATAAAGCATTGGCATTATTACCACCACCATCCATAGAAGATATCAACGTATATAAAAAAATGGTCAGTGATTTACTATCAACCAATGAATTAATAATAAAACGTGGTAATGAAGAACTATCTAAGATGGATGCAAAAGTTATAGAATTACAAAAACGTAATGAAGAATTGTCATCTAAATTATCAAATACAGAAAAGACAGCTAATGAAATATTTGGTAAGAATAGTAGTTTGGCACAAAAATGGAGTAATTTAACTAAATACATATGGTTATCAGTATATGTCTTTGTTGGTGTAATTCTATTAAGAATAGTTGCAGCAGCTTGCCCTCCTCCATATAATAGTATTGTTCAAGTATTGGCATTGCCTTTCACGTGGGTCATACATACAATTAAAGCATTAATACCAGAAGCCATTCATGCAGCAGGATGGGTAGAATCACAGTATAAAGTTGCCACATCAGACCTCGTTAATGCTATTCACGAAATTAAAACCACTAACCCATCCCTACATTCACAAATATCATCTATCGTAGCTAGTAACACATCTGATATATCAATACCCATCATCAACAACACTAAATCA